TGCATTATCTTGAAGTTCTTCTCCACAAGCACAGAATGTTCCAAAATGTTCTCGTGAACTTTAAGCATTCTATCTAGACTCTCACAATGCCCCATTACGTCTTCAACTTCGTATTGTTTTGACTCTTTTAGAAAGGGAAACTTGCTAGCAACCGTTTTCAGCCCAACCCTTGGAACTCCCGGAAGATTGTCAGATTTGTCTCCGACTAAACTCCTGGCTAGAGCGAAGTTTTTCGGGTGAATTGAGAATGTTTCCAAGAGTGTAGGTTGGTCTATCACTTGGTCCTGTATCGGACGGTACAACTTACAATCTTTGGAAATTAACTGGAAAAAATCCTTATCTGAGGATATTATCACCTTTTCCCATTCTTCGTATTTTTTATGCTGGGCTACATAAGCGATTACGTCATCTGCTTCTACAAAGTCTATCATCGTTTGGATTACCGGAAGATCGTTGAGATACTCCATTAATCTGTATTGTTGATTATATTTGTTCTTGTCGGATTCTGCCGGAGATAAGTCAATAAGCCTTCTGTTAAAGCGAACAGGTTTTCTGCCGGCTTTGTAGTTCTTATCAATTTGCTTTCTCTTTTGCGATCCTCCTTCTCCATCCCAACAAACAATAACTTCGTCTGGTTGGAACATACCACAAATCTTTTGTAAAGACTTCATAAAGCCGTACGTTCCTCCGTTGGGGTGTCCTCGCTTGTCCAATGATGGAACCACGATGTATGATCTCAAAAACATGTTGAGACCGTCAATTATCATAACTTTTTTCATTTATCCCTCCTTAAACCTATAATAATTCTTGTATTATTTTTGCCTTCAAAAATTATCTCATTAGCCTTTTGTTCGACCCATGAAGGCAAACTATTAAATATTTTTGTAATATCTTGAAAGTCTTTACTAATGATAATAGAATTATTTTTTATGGATCTAGACTTCTTTATTGCTCTCTGTTGCTTAATATTAATTTTTGCTAATTTTTTATGAATAGCTTGTAGATTTGGTAATCTTGGGTGATTAGAAACTGTCTTTTGTTCTTTCCAGATACCCAGTTGCGTCAAATAATGTTCAAACAATTTCCCGCATGAGATAAAGTTTTCCTCATCTTCATCTTTGTCCTCTACTATTTCTAAATTTGGTTCTATTGTTTTTAGAACAGAAATAATTTCTTCTCTGCTGAAATATTGGTCGTCCCTTACTTCAATACCGGATAATTGTCTTATTTTCACTCTCAGTGGCTTACTTACATTTTTTTTAATTAAATTATTTTTTTTCATTTATTCCTCCTCTATTTTTTTTCTTGCTTTCTCTAAAGATTCTATTGCGTCGTCAATATCTTGCCTATACGGGTCAAGAGACGTGACCCAATATCTTCCATGTTTTAATCTGCTCAATATCGTGTTAAGCATTGTCCATAATTTTTCATTTTTCATTTGTCCTCCGTTTGTTTGACATACTAATAATATAACATAATCTCCATCATTGTCAAATAAAAAGACAAAAAAAATGCGGTAGCCTCAACCACAAGACTACCGCAACGGAGAATAACATGAAGACAATCAATCTTCACTCACACCAAAGTTTTTACCTTCTGAGACGAATTTCATAACGATTTCTTCGTCCATAAGGTCTATTACTGTTTTACGAAAAACAGGGTCTTGCAATTTTGCCGACCATTGTTTTCCTTGAAATTTTGTTTCTTTTCCGTCTGCATGTTCCAAAGTATACCATGCACCGGAAAGCTTAAGTCTTTTTGTTCCCGAGGACTTGAGAGCGGTCAACCAAGATTCTTCATCCTGAATTGCTGCTTCTCCGGACCAAAGAATTTTAAAGGTACATTGACGACCTTCTGTCCCAAAGCGAGACTTACGAAGCGTACACTTAACCTCTGAACCCACTCTGAGGCCATTTTCCTTCACTACGTATGCCGCTTTTGATTTACGCTTTGTAAGCCAAATACGAAGAGAAGAGAAGTACTCAATAGCCTTTCCGCCGGGGGCAATAAAGGGTTCAACCAAAGCCGCCATTGGATTCTGAATGTTAATGTTTGTTTTCAATTGATTGATCAGAAGCAGTGTATGTTGCCCATCAGCCAAAGGAATTGTTAATTTGGGAAATGCTTTCCCGAAAATTCTTGGCTTAACAGACATTGTAGATTGAGGGTTGAAATCGGATTCTATCTCTTTCTCTGAACTTGTTGCAGCGATACTATCCCAGATAAATAAGAATTTTGTATCTTCATATTCTTCTATAAGCATCTCAATTGCTTCTAGTACCTTCTCAACAGACACCGCTTGGATATACATTAAGTTTGATGTATCTATACCAGCATGCTTTAAGAACTCTGGATCAATAGCGGACTCAGCATCAAAGTATACAGGGAACAGTCCCATCTTCTGAGCATTGCCGGCTATTTGAGCAGCCATGAAAGATTTGCCAGAGCCAGATAGTCCAGCGATTTCTGTTATCTTTCCAACAGGAATTCCGCCATATTTGCCTCGGACAATGATGGAGTCAAGCCAACGAGATCCTGTCGGTATCCATTCTTTTACAATCGTTGGGTTATTTTCATTTAGGTTGTGAGCAACATTCATACCGGTCTTTTTATTTACCAGTTTCTGCATTGCTTTCATATCGATTTTTCCGGCTTTTGCCATGTGGTTTCTCCTTAAAATAAACTTAAAATAGTGCCCCACCATTATTTTAATTCGCGGGGGGCATAACGAAAACCATTGCTAACCTAGAAAGTCATTTAATTTCTTATCTACTGAACTGCCGTACTTAGCAGTTTCTGAGGAGGACATTTCGGAGGAGGAATCAGTAGATAGATAGTCGTCCAAAATAGCTTGTATTTCTTCTGAGGACAGTCTATTGAATTGTGCTTCAATGTCAGGGACGCTATCCAAAAGAGCATCACAGTCAGCAATGGAATCGTCGCATAGTACGGAGGGACGGCGACGAGGTTTGAGTTGGGTCTTTGGGAAAGACCCGGGAGTACCGGGAACGTTGTAATTCAATACAATATCGGTGCCGGCATCGGAAGAAGTAATATCGCCATAATCAGGGTCAAGAACATATCCGAGAAGAGTTTCGTAAGCAGTTTTACCATAAGCCCAAATCTTTACACCTTGAGTCTCAGACCCTCGGACAAGGATTGGTGAATAGTAACGCTTTCGAGCAAAGAGTTTCTTTGCAGCATTTTTAGTTTGGTCATCGTTGTTATCAACTCCGTCACGCCAGAGTGTAGAAGCGAATTCGCAAATTGGACAATGCTCGCCATAGTTTTTCTTTGGACACATAATTCCAGGATTCTTACCTACATTGTAGTGAAAGTGAAATTCCTTGAACGGGTCTCCATCTTTGGTTGGAAGGATTCGGATTGTTTGATCCCCTTCTGATGGACGCCACTTGGTCCCGCTGTTTTTACCAGCATTTTTGTTTTGTGAGTTAGCAAGTTTTTGCTTCATTAGATCGATATTAAGTGCCATGTTGGTTTCTCCATTTGTTAGGCGATGTTTTTTGTCTTCACAGACTAAGGTAAGCAGAGTATTAATCATGCTCCCATATATATTATAACATATTTTTGATCATATGTCAAGTAAAAAGTAAAAGTTTTTTCCGGAAACTTTAAAGAAAACCGCTACTCAATCCTTCCAGAGCAGGAAAGAGCAGTCCAAATGAAGGGGTTTTTTTAATTGGAAAACCCCTACTCAAAAACCAAACCGGTTAGAAACTAAAGGTAGAACTAGTTTCGGATACATCGCCTTCGACTGTTTTCCAGTTGAATTGACGGAATGCTCGTTTTTCAGTATCATAAACAACTTCACTCTGGGTTTTTGACTCTAGAGTAGAGATTGTTGATTCGTTAACCATATTACTCGGTAGATCAGACTTACGAATGAATCGCATGGTGCGGGTTTCACCGTTAAGTTTACGGAATGTACCGTTATAGATAGTTACAGATTTAGACATGTTTCCTCCTTATAAATTGAAATGTCATTAGATTTTTTTTGACTTTTTGTACCGGAACAAGTCATAACCTCTTTGTGAATGTTTTGGAGTTTCACTTCTCTTATTATGTATATAATATAACACGTTGACAGGGTTTGTCAAGTAAAAAGTGAAAGTTTTTATCCGGAAACTTTCTCAAAAACCGCTGCAAGATTAGATACTGATAGAAACAGTTTCTTCAGCATTTGAAGAGTCAGTTGAGGTCTTCCAGTTGTATGAACGGAATCCTTGCTTGTCCAAGTCATAAACCACTTCTGAACCATGTAGTTCTTGAAGATGACGAATATGCTGGTGTGCAGACTCTGAGATTGTTCCGGTAGGGAGATCGGCAATTCGAATGAATCGCATAGAACGAGATTCCCCGTTAATTTTCACAAATGTTCCTCGGTAGGTTTGTGTAGTAATAATAGTATTGTTGCTCATTTTTCCTCCAATGTTTAATGAGATTGAGTTATTCACTCTTTTATAATATAACATGAAATGTCCTTCGTGTCAAGTAATTTTTTTAACTTTTTCGCCGGAGAAGTTAGTAACCAC